TTGAATTCTCTGTCCTTGGCGAGTCTGGTTTCACAACCATTGGTCGTGTGGGTCAGGGTAATGCTACTGATGGTGCCATTGTTGTCCATGGTCATGCTACATTCAACGAGCGATTTACAATCAATGGTCCTCTAACCACCATTGGTGATGCAAACACTGATGTATTGACAGTAAATGCTGTCTCTACATTTACTGATAACGTTACTATTAACGGTGACTTCGATCTTGATGGCAATGCCGTTATCGAAGGAAACTTGACAGTTAACGGAATTACTACTACAGTAAATAGCACAGTAGTCACGTTAGATGACCCCGTGATTACTTTGGGAGGAGACACTGCTCCAACCCAGTCGGATGCTAAAGATCGTGGTGTCGAATTCCGATACTACGATTCGACTGCTCGTATTGGTTTCTTTGGTTGGGATAATTCTGCTTCTCGTTATGCTCTCTACCATAATGCAACCAACTCCAGTGAGGCATTCAGCGGCACAAGATCAGGTCTTGACGCTGGATCTATTAAACTATTTGATACAACTAATGCAACCAACTCTTCTTCTGGTACTCTCATTGTTGGTGGTGGCGCTGGTATCGGTCTCGATCTTTTCGTTGGCGACGATCTTGTCGTTGCAGACAACGGATCTTTCGGCGGTAACGTTGGGATTACTGGGACTCTAGATGTCACTGATGACTTTGCAGTTGCCTCCGTCTTTACGGTAGACGCACAAACTGGTAATACTTTTGCCAACGGCAGTTTTAGTGTTAATGGCAACGCTACCATTGGTAATCAGTCATCTGATTCTCATACTGTAAATGGCACAGTCCAGTTTAACCAAGCACTAACTGCTGCTGAGAGACTTAATATTCGCGACCTTAAGGTCGGCACAGATGCTGCAAATGAAATCGGCACCTCTTCAGGTAACCTGATTCTTGATTCTGCAGGCGGCACTGTCAACATCACAGATAATGCTGATGTAGACGGTAACCTCAATGTTGATGGCAATGCACAGATTGATGGCACACTCACAGTCGATGGCAATGCGACTATCGGTAATGCTTCGGGTGATGCACATGAGTTTACAGGCACTGTCACCTTCAATCAAGCGATTACTTCTACCGACATCACGGCAGACAACATCAAAATCGGCGTTGATGCGGCTAACGAAATCTCTACCACAGCGGGAGATCTAATTCTTGATTCTGCTGAAGGTAAAGTCCACATCACAGATAATGCTGAGATTGATGGAGCACTTACAGTTGATGGAAACACTCAACTTGGTGACTCTTCTGGCGATTCTCTGACAGTTAACGCTACATCTACATTTAATGCTGCAATCACCTCTACAGACATCACTGCTGATGCTGTAAGAATTGGTGTTGCTGCTTCTAACGAAATTGATACCACTGCTGGTAACCTCGTCCTTGACTCTGCTGGTGGCACAGTCAACATTACTGACGATGCTACTGTCAGCGGTAGTTTGGTTGTATCTGATCAGGTAACTGTCAATGACACTCTACTCATTGATGCTACTAACGAAAACTTCGTCATCAGATCTTCTCTGGTTGACAAATTCACTGTTGACACTGACAACGGTAACACCTTTATTGCTGGCACAACTCAGATTGAAGGTCTGCTAACTGTCAATGCTGACATTGATCACAATGGTAGTCAAGATACTTCTGGCACACTGACTGTTGGTGGACGCACAGAGTTGAATGGTATTGTAGATGTTGATGCTGACTTCGCTGTCCGCTCTGGCACTACTGACAAGTTTACTATTGCTTCCGCAACTGGTAACTTCGCTACTACTGGTAACGGTAGTATCACAGGCACACTTTCAGTAACTGATACTGCTGCCTTTGCTGAGAAAGTTACACTCAGTGCTAATGAAACCGCTAACCGTCTAACTGCTAACGCAGCACTGATGGTCCCTAATGGTGGTATCTCAGTATTTGAAGATTCTTACTTTGGTCAAGATGTATACATCGGACCTGACCAGAATGAGACCATCACCTTCTTTGGTGCTACAGGTAACATCACTGCAGACGGCACAATCACTTCTGCTACTGTTTCTGCTACCACTGGTAACATCTCAACGGTTAACACAACCTCTAACGTCAACGTTGGTGGTAGTATTATCGTTAACACTAACAAGTTTATCGTCTTCGGTGCATCTGGTAATGTAGATATTGCTGGCACAGTTGACATTGCTGGTCGCACAATCATTGATGATACTCTGCAAGTTACATCAAGTGTAGACTTTGATTCTGATCTGAATGTTGATGGTAATCAACAACTAGATGGCACGCTGACTGTTGACAGCACCTCACTGTTTAAGGACAACATGGTCCTCCGTGGTGCTTCTAAGTCTATCAAGTTGCAGAATGGCAGCGGCACTGACAAGATTACACTTAACTCTACCTCAGGTAACGCTGAGATTACTGGTCTTTCAACTCTTGGAAGTTTGGAAGTTACTGGTAGCACCAGCATGGGTAGCACCCTGAATGTTACTGGACAGATTACTGGTAACGTTACTGGTGACCTTACAGGTACTGCAGACAATGCAAATCTGGTTGACGTTACTGAGACAGCAACTTCTAACCTTACTTACTTCCCTGCATTCGTTTCCACTAACAATGGATTTACTGAAATCAGGACTGACTCTCAGCAACTTCAATACAATCCGTTTGAAAACAGACTGACTGTTACAAACTTCCGATCAACCACTGACTTTGAAGTCCAAGGTAACTTGAATGTTACTGGTGCTTTGACCTTCTTCCAGTCACAAGTTGGTAGTATTGCTAACCATGATACCGATGCTCTAACTGAGGGAAGCACAAATCTCTACTTTACTAATGAAAGAGTAGATGACCGTGTTGCTGCTCTTGTCCAAGGTGGCACTGGAATTGATGCTGCATATGATGATGCTGGAAACCTTCTCACTCTGTCTGTTGACTTCGGTGAGTATACAACTGACCAAGTTGTTGAAGGCACTGGTAATAAGTATTTCACTCAGGCGAGGACAAGAAATGCATTTACTTATGGCAACGGTATTGAGCATGATGGTAGTGGTGGTCTTCAGGTTACTCAAGCAGATATCAACACCGACAACATTACGGAAGGATCTACTAATCTATTCGTTACTGACTCCCGCACTCGCGGTGCATTGTCTGCTACTGGTGACCTCAGTTACAACGCTTCTACTGGTGTTTTCTCCTTCACTCAACGCACTGACGCTCAAGTAAATGCTCTTGCTGATACTCGTATCGGATTACAAGTTGGTGCAAACCTTGACCTCAGCAGTAAGGATACTGGTGATCTAGCAGAAGGATCTAACCTTTACTACACCAATGCTCGTGCTGATGCTCGTATCGCACTTCAAGTTGGTGCAAACCTTGACCTGAGCAATCAGGATACTGCCGATCTGGCAGAGGGCACTAACCTTTATTACACCAATGCTCGCGCTGATGCCCGCATCGCTCTTCAAGTTGGATCAAATCTTGATCTAAGCAATCAGAATACTGGTGATCTTGCAGAGGGAAGCAATCTTTATTACACAGACGCTCGTGCTGATGCTCGTGTTGTCGCTGGTATCACTGGAAAACTTGACGCATCTGCTGTTAGCACCTTCGGTGGCACTCTGATTGATGATGCTGATGCCGCTGCTGCTCGCAGCACTCTTGGATTGGGCACTGCTGCTACCACTGCTGCAACTGCATACGCAACTGCTGCACAAGGTGCTCTTGCTGATTCCGCTACACAACCAGGCGATCTTGAAACTGTAGCAACTAGCGGATCTTATAACGATCTTGCTAATCTGCCTACGCTCTTCTCTGGTGCATATGCTGATCTAACTGGCAAACCAACTCTAGGCACTGCAGCTGCAACTGCCTCTACTGATTATGCAACTGCCGCTCAAGGCACTAAAGCAGACACCGCTCTGCAGTCTGAGACGATTGATCTCACTACCCTCAAATCAGTAGTCGCTGCTTCCACCGACTTTGCTGACTTCCAGACCCGTATCGCTGCCCTTTGATAACCAATGGCTAAACCTACTTCCAAAGCAGAATTAAAGGAGTACTGCCTCCGTAGATTGGGTAAACCAGTCTTGGAGATTAACGTCTCCGATGATCAGATCGATGATGCTATCGATTACACCCTGCAAAAATTCCAACAGTTTCACTACGATGGATGTGAGAAGGTTTACCTGAAACATCAACTGACTCAGGATGTTGTTGATAGAGCACAGTTAGCTACTAACACAACTGGAGACGGTAGTGAAAATGACATCTGGTCTGAGTATCGAAATTATATTGAGATTCCTGAGCATATCCTTTCAGTGGAAGGTCTCTTCGGTTTTACCGATAAAGGCACTAGGAATATGTTTGATATTCGTTATCAGATGAGATTGAATGATCTGTATGATTTTACATCTACTCAGTTTTATCATTACTATATGATCCAGCAGCATCTGGAAACTATTGACTTCCTTCTAGAAGGTATGAAACCAGTTAGATATAGTGCTGTCCAAGACAGATTGTATATCGATTTTGACTGGAAGGCAGACGCTCTGGTTGGTCAGTATATTGTTATAAAAGCATATCGTGCTCTTGATCCAGATACATGGACAGAGATATACAATCAAACATGGGTTAAAGATTATGCCGCTGCTAAAATTAAAAAACAGTGGGGCACTAACCTTACTAAATTTACTGGAGTCCAAATGCCAGGTGGCGTGACTCTAAATGGTGAGATGATTTATAACGATGCTGTAGATGAGCTCAAGAATCTAGAAGAGCAACTACGCACTCAATGGGAATTACCACCACTAGACATGATCGGTTAAAATGGCAACTAATAGTTTCTTCACTCAAGGCACAACTGGAGAGCAAGATCTCACTGAGTCTCTTGTCATCGAGCAAATCAAGATGTTCGGTAAAGATGTTTATTATATTCCGAGGACTTTGGTTAATGAAGACACTGTTTTTGGAGAAGATAATCTATCATCATTCAATGGCGCTCATCTTATAGAAGCATACATTGAAGACGCTAATGGTTTTCGTGGCGATGGTGATATGTTTAGTAAATTCGGAGTCAGAATATCCGATCAAGTAACGTTTATTATTTCCCGTAAAAGGTTTACTGAAGCAGTAGACGATAACGCAACACTTATAGTAGAAGGACGACCAAATGAAGGTGACCTCATTCATTTCCCCCTTGCTAACAAAACATTTGAAATACAATTCGTTGAGCACGAAGTACCCTTCTATCAACTCGGAAAGATTCATGTCTGGGGTTTACGTTGTGAGCTCTTTGAATACTCTGATGAAGACTTCAACACTGGAGTCGCAGAGGTCGATGCTATTGAGCTCAACTTTGCCAACGCTATCACCGTCACCATGGCTGCGGGTGGGTCAGGAGACTTTACCGTTGGTGAGACTGTTACGGGCGGTACCTCCAACACTACCGCTGATGTAAAATCTTGGGACTCTGCAACTGGTAAGTTGATTGTCATTAACAGATCTGGTAGATTTACCATACCTGAATCTATTACTGGCAACACATCTAGTGCATCTTGGACAAGTGCAAATTACAATACCCTAAATAATGTGAATACTTCTGACACCATCGATACCAACTTTACTATCGAAACACAGGCAGATGGCATTCTAGACTTTACTGAAGGCAATCCCTTTGGTGAGTTTGGTAATTCTGGAGGCACTCTGTAATGCTAGGCACTTACACATATCACGAAATTATTAGGAAGACAGTTGTCGGATTCGGCACACTGTTTAATAACATTGAGCTTCGTCGCACAAAGGGATCGAAGACTGAAGTTATGAAGGTGCCACTGGCATACGGTCCTAAACAAAAATTCTTGGCACGCCTTCGTCAAGTTGGAGATTTGACTACACAAGATCAGGCACAGATCACTCTTCCCAGAGTATCTTTTGAGATTGGTGGTATCTCATATGATCCCACTAGGAAGTTATCTCCTATCTCTGCTATCAGAAATACCAAATCTGATGGTAAAGAGGCAAAATCTTTTATGCCTGTGCCATACAATATCAATTTTGAATTGGCAATTCTTGCAAAAAATCAGGATGACTCTTTACAAATTTTAGAGCAGATTCTTCCTTTTTTCCAACCTAGTTTTAATCTCACCATGAATCTAATTCCAGATCTAGGTGAGAAGAGAGACTATCCTGTAACTCTTACGTCAGTAGATTATAGTGATGAATATGAGGGTGACTACGACACACGTCGCACACTTGTATATACACTGCAATTCGTTGCTAAGACTTACCTGTATGGTCCTATAAGCGACGCAACAGGTGAAGTCATTAAGAAAGTCCAAGTGGACTATTCAACCAACGTGGACAGGCAGGCACCACGCGAATTGCGTTACACAGTCCAACCAGATCCTCTTACTGCGGATCCTACAGACGATTTTGGATTCAACGAGTTTACATCACACTTTGTTGATTCTAAAGATTACAACCCAGTCACAGGACAAGATGAATAATTTTGAAGGTATCGAAGACGCTCTTGATGTAGATAGTGATATTGTCCCTGCATCAAAACCTGCACCTCCAGTCCCAGTAGAAGAGTTTGCTTCT